CTTGTCTGCTAATGAAAATCCTGGCCGATAATCCGAGACTTCGGAAAAAATCAATTCCGAAGGTTTTGCAACGAATAAATGATCTCCGTGACGCTCAAAAATATGAATGTCCCAGCAAGATGTCGTCCAATCCGATTCAATTCTGACGTTCATTGTTCCCTCCTCAATGAAATTGCCGGGGACGGGTTACGGGCTTGGAAAGCCCCTCGCCCGCCCCCGGTTCTGTGTTGCCTAGTACCCTGACGCTTACCTGTCAGCGGTGAGCGTCGCCTGGCCGAAGCGGGGCCGGGCCTGATGAACGGTCATCGAGACGATCGAAACGTCCGAGCCGTAAGACGTCAAGACCTTGAACCCGACGTAGCGGAAGCCAGAGGAGACGTCCAAGTCGGCGGGGCGGACCTGGACGACGAGGACTCCGGTGTTCGTCGTCGCCGTCGAAACCTTGGAATCCGAGGCGCCCGAGATCGACTTGGAGCCGCCGCCCGTGCTGTCGCTGCCCTGGGACGCCGTGAGAGTGAGAGTGGCACCGGACGAAATCCCCGTGTAGGGCACTTGGCAGACGATCATGTCGTAGTATCTCGAATCGTAGTAGTAATTCGAGACTAGGGAATCGCCCGACTCCGCGCCCAGGTTGGTGGACTCACCGGCCCAGTTGCTTTTGATGTTTTCCGCGAAAGTATGCATGATGTTTATCCTTGTGTTGAGTGTTGTTGTGTGAGTGTCCGTCAGCTCGCTGTCGTCAGCGCGACAAACGGAGACACAGTTGTTCCCCCGCGCTTCGGCGTGATCGGGGCCGTCAGAATCGGCTGCCCGTCAACGTGGAGCGTGACCCGCCACAGCGATTGGCCCTGGAACCAGCCGTAGGTGCCGCTGGAGTACGTGGCGTCCCGCGATGAGGCGATGCTCATGTCGCGGCCGGCAATGACGTAGTGAGAGAAGTCCGCGAGGATGATGTCCCCGCTCGTCCCCATCGCCGCGCAATGCTCGGTGACGATGATCGGCAACCCCATGCAGGTCATAGATGCGATGTCCAGGACCGAGGCCACGTCCGAGGCACCCGCGTTCAGCGTCATCCATTCGTAGAGGACGCTCTGGTTTACGAGCCAGACCGCCCGATTCCATGAATCCGGCAGGAGGACCGAAGCCATCAGCGCCAGATCCATTACGTCTACGTGACCGTTGGCGTTACGTGTCACCGTCTTGAGCGCCCCCGAGTTCATGACGCCGAGCGGTTGCCCGGCCCCATTCCCCCAAAGGAACACGTCATCCTCGATGAACCGCAGCGCCTTGCCGAACGCTTGCCTGAAAAACGCGCCGAATGCCACGGCGTCATCCTCAATCTCGTTGGACGCGAAGGCCGTCATCGTCAATTTCTTGTGCGATAACTTGAGGTTCCCGATCTTGGGAGCCGAAACCCCCGAGAACAGGTCCGAGCCTTCCTCGGCCCAAAAAGCCGTGATGCCGCCATAGATGTTGGAGGATCGGTCGGAATCGACGAGCCGTGGGATGTTCAACGTCTCCCGAAGCATCGGCTGGATCGTGGCGCGCGGTCGGACAATCTGCCCTTCCAACGCGGTCTCGAACACTTCGCCGCTGTACTGCTCGGGGACAAGCACACCGCCCGTGCTGTCAACCCCTTCCGCCTGTGCCGCCTTCTGAAGCGAGACGATACGATTGTCCTCGCGGCTCCCGTTGAAGAATTTGCGGGCGCTGACTAGGAACTCACCGCTTGACTTGAAATCGCCCGTTTGCCTGTTCAGTTCGAGTGACATGGGACACCGCTAAGATCAGCTGGCCGCCGACAGGGAGACGAACGGGGACAGAGTGTCCGAGCCTTTGTAGGGGGTCAGCGCGCTCTGGAGCCAGGGCTGGCCGTCGATTCGCTCGACGAATCTCCACGCCGTGTAGTCGGACGTGAAGTAGACGTGCGTGCTGGCGTCGATGGTCAGGGGCTGCCGCTCGCCGATGAGGTAGTAGGAGAGGTCGAAGCACCCGATGTCGCCGGCGTCGCCCAGGCCGGACATCTTCTCGGACACGAAATAGGGCCGGCCGAGGATGGTCTTTTTGACCGGATCGACGAGGTTCGCCTGGAACCAGGGAGTCGCCGAATACGCCGGGGTCGTGGCGTAGGTCATCGGATAGGGCTCGACGGTGGAGGTGAGGAGGTCCATCAGGACTTCGTGGTTGAGGAGCCACACGATCTTGTCGCGCGAGGCGGGCAAGACCTCGGTGTACATCTTGAGAATGTCCATCGGGACAACGTGGGAGGTGTTCTTCCGCGTCACGCTGATGAGGCAGGGAGCGTTGAGGATGCCGAGGGGCTGTCCGCCGCCGGCGCCCTGCACGAAGGCGATGTCCTCGAACCAGGCCAGGGTCTCCGCCACACGGGGCCGGAGGAAGGCTTCGAGGCCAACGGCGTTGTCGGCCAGGAGTTCGTTCGAGGCGCGGGTCCAGAAGGCGAGTTTGTGAGCCGAAAGCTGGCAGTTGCCCCACTTGGGGTTCGCCTCGGTCATCGTCGCGCCCTCACCCGTCCAGTAGCCAACGAAGCCGCCATAGACCGTAGAGGCGTGGCTGGTCTCGTCGATGCGGGGGATGAGGAGCGTGTCGGACTTCATCGGGATGATCGTCGGGCCATTGGGCCGGATGATCGACTGCTCCAGCGCGACGTACTTGATGTCGGCGTCGTACTGGGGGAAAACGAGGAAGCCGCCCGTGCTGTCCGTCCCCTCGACGAGCGCCTTCACGTTGTCGAGGTTCTGGAGCTGGCCGTGCTGGTCGAGGTAGGCCAGGCGGTTGTCGCGGTCCCGCCCGCCGGAGTTGCGGAACTTCCAGATGGCTGACGCCTGTTCGCCGAAGCTCTTGAACTTCAGCGCGTCCTTCTTGGCCTGTTCGATCGCGGGATCGGGGGCCGCAAAGGACTTCTTGACCTCGGCGATGGCCGTGTCAAGGTGTTCCTTGAGCTGGGCCTTGATGTAATCGGAGGACTCGGCCTTGATGACATCGGTCAGCTCTTTCTTGAGAGTGTCCTTATCGAGTTCCATGTGTTTATGTCCTTGTGCAAAAAATGGAGGTTGAGTGGTTAGTTGCCTCATGCCGCGCTGCCGCAAGTTATGGTACTACGACCTTGATTCAAGGTTATGGATTCCTAACGTCTCCGGCTGGCTGCTGCCGCGCTAACGCGAGGGCGTCTCTACGCGGTGCGGTGCTGGCCTAACGTCTCTGGTCGCCGTCGCCTGGAATGGCGGGCGTGCGCCGATATGCGGTGCGCTTATGGCACGTTGAGCGGATGGCCGCTCGGGTATGTTGCTATGCTATTCGACCCGTCCGCGCAGTTTAGCCAACTGCTCCTTGACGGTATCGGCTAAGATCGCTTTGATATTCAGTTCGCGGATAGAATCGCGCACAATGTCAACGATGTTGACGGGCGCGGGGTCGGGAGCAGGGGGCGGCGCGTCTATCGTAGACTTATGCACTTCTATTCTGCCCTCGTCTAAATAGGCCGGCGCGGGAGGAGCGGCCTTCATCTTCCGAACTTCCTCGACCGCCGCCTCGACCTTATGCACCGCCGCCAGCGCATCGTTCACCATGAACGGGATGCTCTTGAGCAGCGCCGCCGTGTCATCCGCCAACGACGCCAGCCGAACCTCGGCCACGATCTCGTCGCGGAAGTCGTCCATCTTCGCCGTAAACTCATTCCACGTCAGCGGGTCCTCGCCATCGTCTTTCGTCTCAGTAAATCCTTTGCCGTGTAGCCGATGACGCTCTTCATCGGTTGTCTCCACGGTGTCCAGGTCCACGTCCTTATGATCGCGGACCCACGCCTCCGCCTCGGCCATCGTAAACGATTCCGTCGGGAACAGGTAGGTGATGACCTTCTTGCAATCGACGCAGTAGAGCGCCTTGATGCCCTTCTTCTTGTCGATGTCGATGGTCCGAATCTTGTGGCCGCTGTGGTCGCCCTTATCCACGGGCACGCGGTGGTAGTTGTCGGTCGTCTCGGGCTTGTCTATAACCTCAACGCCGTCAGCCTCGGCCTTCACTTCCTCGAGGGCAGGATCAGGTTCGGAAACGCCAAAGTCCTTCTTGAGAATGTCGCTCGTAATGATGCCCTTCTGATAGGCCTCCATCACAAGGGCCGATTGATTGGCCGGCACAGGAACCGCCGACACTTCCAAAAGGCTGATCCGCTTGTGCGTCTTGGTCTCCTCGTCATAGTCGAGCGGGATGAAGCCGATGGAGAACGCCTTGAGATAGCCGTCCTTGTAGAGCTGAAATACCTCGTCCGCGAACTGCGTCTTGGCGAATTGGAACTTGCAGACGAGCCCTTTCGGGTCAGACTTCGGAGGCCACATCG